CCCACAAGCTGCATAACAGCGGCACGGAACTGGGCATTCGTCGCAAACATGGCAGCAAACAAGCCGATCACAATACCGACAGGCCCGCCAAGGGCGCGAAACACGCCGCCAAGCCCGCCAGCAGCACCCTTCAAAGCACCAAACGACGGCAACAGATTCTTCAACGACACCGCCAACGGGGCAAACCCCGCAACAAGCTTCCCCACACCGGCAGCAACAATACCAAACACTGCGGTGCCGCCAGCAAACATGGCAGCCAAATTCACCTTAGGAACAGGCAAATGCAGCCTCGCAAAAATGCCCTTCAACTGCTCCACCTTGGCGCGCATCTGTGCATTCATTCGAGTGATCATAGCCGGCATCCGGTTAATCCACGCCAAAATAGACGGCATCATCCGCTGAATCCCCTGATCCACCGACGCAAACAAAGGCTTCACAGACTCCGTGATAGACTTAATAACCGGATTCAACGCAACAAAAATCTGCCGCAGGCCGTTCAAAAACGGGGCCATAGCCGTAGCACCAAGATAGCCCAGGGCGCTCTTAACATTCTTCATAGCGCCCTCAAACGTCTTACCAGACGCCTGCGCAGCACCACCCATGCCAAGCTTCATCGCAGCCGCAAACGTGTTAAAATCAATCTGCCCCTTCGACACCATCTGCGACACCTCAGCAGACGTTTTACCAGTCTGCCTGGCAAGCAGAGACAGCACAGGAACACCCGCCATCGTAAGCTGCAACATGTCATCGCCCTGCAACTTACCGCGAGCCATCACAGACGTAAAAATAGCGCCCGTATCCTGAAACGACTTACCCGAAATATAAGACACATCGGCGACAGTCTTCAACACATCCGTCATCTGCCCGCCAGACTTCACACCCGAAGCAGACAACGCCGCAGCCGTAGACGCCGCATCACCCAACGCATACGACGTACCAGTCACAGCCTCAATAGCCGAATTCATAATCGAAGACGTGTCCGACGACGTATGACCCAAACCAGTCAGTTTAGCCTGAGCCTCATCAATAGCCATCGCCCTAGCTATACCGCCACCAATAGTCACATCATAGATAGACTTGAGGCCCTTCTTAGCAACATTGATGGCACCCATCATCGCCGCACCACCAAGCGCCAACTTCATCCCGCCAGCAAACAAGCTACCCGAACGCTGACCCTCAGCAGGCATCACACCCGACAACTGTTTACCAACATCACTTTTAAGGCCAGGCATCTTCGTATACAACGACACATATGCGGAAGCAATCTCACCAGACATACACTATTCACCCCATAATATTAATCTCGCGAGACACCCCGCCACCGGCACGAACACGCGCCAAAATATCGTCCACCTGCCCAGACGTAAACCGGGCCCTACGCTCATCCGTAGGCCTCGCCACAGGCTCCGGCTGCCCCTCACTATTAGCAGACCTGTAATGATCCAGCATGTCCAACACAGCCCACTCGCACCACTCAAACGGGCGCTGCCAACCATTCAGGTGGGCCGCCAACTGGCTAGACGTATCGGTACACAACACGCCAGCCAGCCGGACAGCCTCACCCCAACACATCTGCGGGCCACCAACACTATAAACAGAAACACCAAACTTGGTGCGGAAATCGTATTCGATGGCCCCACGATAATCATCAATCAGGCCGTGGAGCCAAACTATTCCCCCAGCGAGGCACCCTTACCGTCAGGCTTATATTCCATCCACTCACGGAAAATCTCGGCCACACGAACCATAGGAAGCCCCTCCAAAGCCTCCACAGCATCCTCTGGGGCGGCAGCCTCCAACATTGAAAACATCACCTCAACCTGGGCGAAATCCGCAGACTCCCCCGACTGGGCAATCCTGGCGGCACGGCGAAAAACGCGGGCAGGAACAGCCTGCGCTGTTTCCTCCGCATCCGCCAACACCCAGCTACGGTCACCAATCTTCAACGTGTAACCTGTGTCACTCATCTATCAACAATCCCTCAAACTATGTGTATCAGTTATTAGACGGCGGATTCGGATCCGGCTCAGGCTTAGGAGGCTCCGGCTTCGGAGAAGGAGGAACCGGGGGAGTATCAGCTTTTAAAGCCGTCATCCACCCCCGACCAGACACCGCATCACCCTTCTTATTAATCTGGGCAGGATACGCCTTCAACGTCACACCATACCCATACACCTCGCCATTCTTGCCCTTAATCTCGTCACGATCAATCAACTCAACCTCAGGGAAATAGTAGCGAATAACCTGATCGCCATCAATAATATCCATCAACAGGGCGTGCACGCCAGTGGTGGCACCAGGAGAAATATCGAACGAACCCGAATCGGCTCCGGCAGTAACCTTCGACTGCCAAAACAGTTCGATAACCTCTTTCTTAGACTCGATCAGCTGGAAAGAAATCTCGATAGAAGACTCCGTAGCCACAGTGCGAACAACATCCGCATTCTGCCAAGCCTTCAAATCATCCGTTTTACGCTCAGGCTTAATCTTAAACCCGTCATCCGACAGATACCCTAAAGCGGTAAGACCGTCAGGAACCGTCTTCACACCATCAATAGTGTCACCGGCATGAGCTTTACCAATATAGACGTCACCCGTAACAGCAGAGCGAACATTAGACGCTTTACGTGTTGCAGCCATCATAACCCCCAAAAATATCAAACAATTACATTAAAACAAAAACAATAAGCTTATTCAGACTCCGCAGGCCTACATATAAGCTCAAAAAGCGAATACACATCAAAACGTGCACCATCAACCAGCAAATCAGGGCCAGTAGAACGCCTACAGTACACCACAGGGTCACCGTCCACACCATCAGCCAGCACAGCCTCAACACGACGCGCCAACGACATAGCACGATCCGGCATATCAGAAAACACATTCACCCGCAAAAAAACACGCTCACGAACATGCAACTGCGGGCCACCATCAAGAGCCAACCAAATCAGATCACCGCCGAAATCGTCAGGCACCGTCCCAGTACACGGTATATCGGACAGCCATCCATCATCCTTGAGCACACGTTTAGCCCACACGCGAGGATCACCGTAAACGATCACGACGCAGCCCCAATCGACCGGGCCAACGTGCCATGCTTCGCCTCAATACGCTTCCCACCCCTATAGGTGGTACCAATCCTCGCCACAGCCTCAACACGGTGAACCTGCACCTCCGATGATAACCCTGCACGATACTGGGCCTTATCGAAAGCGTTACCGCCCACATTCGCCGAGGCCGCACGCTTGACACGCTCGCCACGCTCAGCCAACATCGCCTGCACCCCAGAAGACTTCAACACCTCACGAATACCCGGCAAGTTCAGCTTCACATTCACATCCTGAGCCACAATCTATCAGCCCTTCTTACGCTTCACATTGATCTGCGTGCCCGCATCCCAACCGGACATGGGGTGATGCCACACGATAGGAGACCCGTCAGCCTCCCACACAACACCCCGAATACGCCACCGGCAACGATAACCGGCACCCACAACAGACTGCTTAAAAAGCATCGACCAATGCTCATAGTCAGAGTCACGCCCCGCGGCCTCATCCTCCTGCGAAACGGAAGCATAGATGGCCACGTTATGGTACACAGTCTCGACAGGCTTAGACCAGTCTTCCACCTTGTCGCCAAGATCATCGACACGAACAGTCGGCTGAAGCATCACAACCGTTTCACCGTAAGGAAAACTGGTCATATCATATCTCCCACAAAGGGCCAGCGTAGCCGTTAATATCAGATCCGCACGAGCAACCCTCACCCCACACCGTGGAACACACCTCAGAATGCACATATCGACCATTAATAGTGGGTGTGATAGTGAACGCTTTACCAGCCCCACCATCACCCTCACACAGCTTCTTCAACGCGGCAATCTCAGAAGGCCACAACAAATTCGTGGGAGTATTAGACCGTGTAGTCTGAGCGAAAGGACCCGCAGACTCATACTGCACCTGACCCGACACGCCAGTATCATTCCAGCGCAACAAAGCCCTGCGCAGAATAGCCTTAGCTGCATCCTTGTATTTGAAATCCGGTTTAGCGATACAGGGGGCGACACTGACAGCCACAGCCTCCACATCGGCGATCATCGCCTCAAGCTTCTCTCTAGGAATATCGGCGAAAGGCTCAATATCCTCAGGCTTCAAAATGATACCCATCAACACCACCCCCTGCACATAGTACACATTCGCTTATCTTGTATCAGTTACCAGACGGAGGATTAGGCTCAGGCTTCGGGGCCGGAGGAGGAGTCGGTGCAGCCTTCTCCTTCACCACAGCAAACGAATCAAGCGACTCGATAGCCACATACAGGACAGCCTCGGCACGAACCATAACCTCATTATGTCCCTTAAGGTCACGCCCAGTCTGATCCGGATCACCATACTCGATCAGCTCGATCGGGAAATTGCGCTGGAAACCCCAATGAACACGCGAGAAATCACCAACAATAGCCTTAACACCAGAGGCAGGCGACATCTCCGGGGCACCCGAAACAGTCGAAGAAGCACCAACATTCAAGCCACGCCAATTATCCAAACCGGCAAACCCGGCGGCAGGATACATAGGCTGACCGGCAAGCGGAGACCCCTTCGGATACACCTCAGTAGACAGAGCAAACGAGAACGCCGGATCCAGGGCGACCCCGTTAGGAACCTGCAAACCGGCACCCGCAATCAAGCCGACAGCCTTAACAAGATCAGTCGTAGCGGAATCGGTGGCATCAACCGTCTTCTTCGTCTTATCCAGCGACACCTTGACAGCCGCAGCAGGCTTACCCGTAGCCGGATCAATACCGTGGAAAGCAATCAGATCCACGGCGCGACCAATCGAAGCACCAAGAGCCGGAGAAATCAGATCCTGCAAAACACCCAGACGGTAATCAGCATCAGCCCACATAAACTCGTCCGAGACACGCTGCTGAGTCACAACCTTGATAGGCTGCGCAGTAAACGCCGAAACATCAACCGAAGCGGAAGGCTTAACCTCGCCCTCACCAACAATCTTGGCGCGAGGAACACCACTAAACACGGCACCCTTCACCGGGCCAAAAATAGTCGGCTGCTCCGGCGAAAGCTTCGCCAAAACACCAGAATCGATAGCACGGTCACGAACCGCACCAATCATAGAACCAGGAAGCTCAAGCTTCCCTGCAGAAAGAAAATCGTCAGCCATTATAAATCATCTCCTAGAATTATTGACAAGAGCATCCACAAACGCGACACCCTCACGTCGTTTAACATCATCAACGGGGGCACTCCCCGCAAGACGGCGCACACCCGCGCCACCACCACTCTGGTCGATCAAACCCTTCAAAGCCTTAGCAGACTCCACCAGCGCTTCACGATCGCCACCGTGCAAGAAAGCGACCGCATCACCCGACAGGCCACACTCGGCAGCCACCTCGCGCTTCACACCCTCAAGAACAAACCCGTTAATCCGGTCTTCGAGTTCCTCATTCTTGCGGCGAAGATCATCAATCACAGACCCCGCATCACCATCCGAGGCGCGAAGCTTCTCCAACTCGGCGAAATTACTTTTAGCACGAGACTCCCACTTACGGGCCTCAGCCTTCCAATCCGTGCCAGAAGAAGACTCCTCCTTCACGGAAACATCACCGGCATGATCATCGCCGGCAGCCTGCCCATCCTTCACAACATCAACAACGTCTCCACCCTTTCCGGGCTCAACAGCATCATTGTCAACATTCTGTTCTTCAACTTTTTGATCGGCCATAGCCTAACCCTATACTCCTTGCGGAAAACAACACAACATTGTTGACCCCCGTGCGGGAGACAACCCTGTGCACCGATAACCGGCGGCACACAACCGGAAACCATCATCTCATGTCGCCCACGGTACGCATAGCCTTCAAAATATTGCCAGGCGACTGCTGCAACCCGTGATCATCAACCCACTCACGGGCCTTCTCGTACGTCCTCTGATACTCGGCATCAGCCCTATTTGGTTCCCAAGGGCCAACAACCTCAACCACCGTACACCCGCAATGATCATGATACTTCGAACCAAACGGACGCCTACCGGCACGCTTATGACGCCGCGTATGACCGGAAGTGAGTGCCCGCTCTTTGGTCGTATAATCCGACCTCGTAGCCAACATGGCACAAAACGCGCACGGATCACCATCAGTCACCCTGCGCCACGACCTACCCTGCGCACCCGCAGACCACTCAACCGTGTCACGGCCAGCATTCATGACAGCCCGATTAACACCCGCAGCCATCGCATCAATAGTATCATTCGCCCTATCCGGGTCACTCTCAAGAATCTTCATAGTCGAAAACGACCTAGCCAACGCGGCGGCAGCATCAAACTCGTCATACACGATCAAACCCGGATCCACACCATTCAACCGGCGAAAATCCGACACAAACCTGGCAGCCAACGATGCCGAACCATCATGGCCGGCACGCTCCAACTCCACACACAAACGCACATACTGCGTGTCACTCATCCTGCCGGAACGCCACAAACGACCAAGCTCAGAATAATACCCAGCATACTTCCCAGCAAACCTGACCGCCTCACGCTGATACTCAGTCGCCGCAAGCCTCGCCTCAACCCCCGAAGCCATCGCCTATCATACCTCGTTAGTTTGACGGGAAATAGCCCCAGCAAGCGCAGCCAACGGGTCAGACGACTCAGCACGATGACGCATCACAGCCTCAACCTGCACATCATCAAGCCCCAACATCTCCAACACCGTACGAGAATCAGCAGGCAAAATACCGGCACCAACAAGCTTCGTCACAGCATCCGCTGTAGCCGCCCGGGTAGGCGTCGAAGCATCACGCCAACGCAAACCCACATCACCAAAAAACGCGGCCTCATCAACACTCGAATCCAACGCCCGGGCAGCCAAAAAACCAACCGACAGCCAGCCCTGACCAAACGACGTCTGCCTGCGTTCAGCACGCTTCACAAGCCGAGACTCCTCCGCAGCCAAAGCCTCCCCACTAGGCGGGTTAGACGTGATAAACCCGAAATAGCGTTCCGGAACAGCCGCCTCACCCGCAGTCAACTGCGCCAACAGCCGCATCTGATCCGAATACGGTGTAGGACTATTGACAGGAAACGACCCCACATTCGGGGTATCACCGTCATCATCCTTATCCACAGCCCACACAGAAGCCATCGACAAGACCCAGCCAGGCTGCGAAAACTCATCCGCGCTCACACCCGTCACCCACCTTTGCGGGTAGGCATAGAAGTCACGATTCACAGACTGCCCCAACAGTGTGCGAACAGCCTCATCCGTGTAAGCACGAATCGACCGAGTGATCTCCGAACGCCCATCAATCCTAGAAGTACGGCGACGATTCACAACAGGCACCAACGGAACCGCCCCAAGCACATTCGGTATACGGCCCGTCTCAACCCACTCACGAGACCCACGCCGCTCCACCTGAACAATCACATCAGGAAGCAACAACTCCGCCTCAACAACCTCCGGATCACACGTCTGCTGCACCACAAGGCCAGCATCCAAACGAGACCCGTCAGCCGAAAACCGGCCAGTACAATTCTTTGGTGACTGCGGACGAACCGACACCGTACCATCACCATGAGGAATGATCGCAACAAACGACAACCCAAAAATCAGTGCATCAAGGTGAACGTCACACGACGCCGTAGCAAGCCGATTCGCAGCATACACACCATCCAGACCGTAGCCGTCACCATTAGTCCAGCCAAGCCAATCCAGACGCTCCTCCAAAGCATCCACAGCTATCCCAGGCCACGACACCACCGTCTGCACACGCTGCAACTCCGGCGGAATAGCCACCCCCAAATCACGCACCCGATTAGAGCCCTCATAGTAGCCCTCAATACGGCAATGCCACGAAGACAACCTTTGGATACGATCAAACATGCCCTCAATCAGAGCCAACTCATCCGAGTTCATACCACAGACACCCGCTTCCTACCAGACCGTTCACGCCGCCTAGCCTTCGCCATCTTCGCACCAAGATAAGCCAAAGACACAGCCTCCAAAGGAACCTCAGAACCATCCTTAAACGAGGAACCCCAACCCCACGCAGAACCCTTCTTCTTCTGCACAGCCGACCTCACAGCAATATCCAACATGTCACGCCTCGAATCAGCCCTAGGGTGAGAAACCACACCAGACCTTACGCCTTCCAGGAAGGCTTGACACGCCTCCACATACACGCCAGTATCGGCAACCACCACGCCACGGCCCGGAACACCACGATCCGTCAACGCCTTCTGCAACAACACCGCACCAGACCCGGCAACCATGATCCGGTCAGTATCACCCCAACGAACCGCCAACCAGTCAGCCAACCGGCCCACACCATCAACAATCGTCCCCGACAGCCCATCAATAACCTCAACATGAACACCAGCATCAGTCCGGCCAGCACCCGCCAAAGCAACCCGATCCCCAGAACGAGAAAACGAGACACCAAACACTTTCCCGCCAACCAGACTCGCCTCATCCACAGCAGACTGAGCCCACTTATCGGCCGGTATCACCGACGAAGCAGACTGGCCACGATCCCACCAGCCAAGCCGCTCCCGAGCAAACCCGGCAGCAGACATCGACTCATGCTCATCGCTCACCGTCCCGAAATTCAGGCGGCGACCCAACGCCGGATTCGTATCCCCAGCCAACTTCCGCCACTGGCGTGACACATCATCCGGATCAGACTCGTCAGGAATCGAAAACTCCGTCCACGCAAACCTTTTACCACCCGACAAAGCCTGACCACGAAGACGCAACACCACGCTACCGTCCGCCAACGGCCCAGGCGGCGTACCCAAAAAAATCTGCTGAGGATCACCCGAAGGAGCCGCGCTCACCGTAGGAAGCAAAGCCTCCAACTGCTCATCCGACAACTCCTGAGCCTCATCACACACCAAATCATCAACCGTAAAACCGCGAGCAGAACCCCTCGAACGGGCCACAAACTCAACCGAACCCCAACCCGGACAACCACACTTACGCTCAAACGTGGCACAATCCGGATGATGCAACACAATAGCCTCCTGGCCATTCGTCGCACGAATCGACTTCACCATACGATACAAGTCAGGAAACTGCCGCTCATTCTCAAAAAACGACCTCAACCGCATAAACGCCTTACGAGCCGACTTCAACTCGTGAGCCGTATGCAAAATACGGCGACCCTGAATAGTCGCCTTAAACAACTCCACAATCTCCAAAATAGCATTCTTGCCATTCTGGCGAGGCACAAACACCCCACACACACCCGAAGCAAGCCTGCCATTACCACCCACAGCAAGCCAATCATCCAACACCTGCTGCTGCCACGGATCAGGCGTCAACCCATACGCACGACCCAACTCCCCAGCATCACCGCCAGCAGACACCGAATACGCCGCAGCCACACGGTGACGAGGAACCTGAGAACCCACAACACTCGACATTAGGCCCCTTTACGCTTCCTATACCGGTCAATCATCGCCACCGCAGAACCCCCACCACAGCCACCAGACACCACATCAACCGAATACCGATCCAACATGCCCATAAAAGCCTTCACATGAGCACGAAGCGAAGCCACCAAATCAGCGCGACCCTCACGCCACACACAATCATGAATCACCGCAGCATCCATGAGAAACAGCCACTCCTCATCAGACACGTACTGCGCGCGACTATCCTCACCCCACACACGCCACCAACGACGCGTCTCCCCACACCACTCACGACCATCAGGAAGCTCAGGCTGCACAACACTCACCACCAACACAAAAAGTCGACAAACAGACAAATCCACAAAAGGGAGGTATTTCACCTCCCTTTTGTGGATTTGTC